CTGTCACTCGTAGACGACGCAACGGATACGAGTATCCTAACGCTTCACGCTCGGCAATGCGTTGCGCAACGCCGGGATCCCGCACCATCGGAAAGTCCAACTCGACAGCCGAAGAGTACCCCTGAATTGCACGTACTGCAGGATTACGGAAAGTCGCTACAGACTCTTTGTATTGCTTGGTGCGGTCGGCAAATTTGATGCGCACCACGTCACGCAAAACACCGCTTACGTCTGTGCCAAATTCTTGGACTTCAATGATGTTTGTTTCATTCAAGACTGGCAGGTTTGTCGGATCGTAGTCGTTCCTAATCAGCTTTATTGTCCACCTGCCATTCGTTGGCTCGCGATACAACACCGCGTCAACGTGGCGCAAGATCATATCGGCAAAACGCGGGAACTGCATTGACTCCTGCAGGATGTATGACGCGCCCAACCCTTCAGCCGCCACCTGGTTGGCAGCCGATTGGAATGAAGCGTCATCAATTCCCTCAAAGGCGTCTGCTGGGTCAACGCCGCACCCCCATACGTTATTTGTCAATGCCTCGTAGAGCATCCAGATAGGATTAGCGTCACCGCCGATTGCGCCCCCTGACGGCACGTCTGGAAAACGCTCTAATTCGAATTCTACCTTCGGCAAGTTCGGTGAATTGCCGATAAACCCCTTCCAGTTGCTTCCTGCTGACCACGTTGCTGGGCCACGTGATACCAAATAAGCAACGCGCCGATGATCGGGGTAACCTGATACTCGTGACGCTAGATAAGGGTCTGCACCAACCGTCCCGTTGCCTTGGTAGTATTTCAAATCCCAGACGATACCACCTCCAGCCTGACCAAACAGGTTTGGCAGATTAAGAAAAAGTTCCTGCCCGTGCGTTAGAGCACCCGTCCAAATAACCTTCTCGTTGACGATGATGGACTTCAGCACTGGCGCGCCATGCGATAATGCCCAAGCAATTCCAACGAAGTAGCGCCAGATGTTGTTTCTACGCACTTCGCGCTGATCGCCCCACCAGATAATATTTGGCGCGCGTTGAAGGTCTGTACCCCATACGACCGGAATTGATCGTCCTTCTGTCGCCGTTGGAATATCCCAGTCCTTGTCTGGGCGGTCACTGGTTTTCGGGCGTAGTAATGCCGAAATCACGTTCAAGGCAAATGACGCGATAGCGATAACAATGGCAATCAGCGGGAAAGGCATCAGATTATTCCCCCTCGTTGTGGATCACGCGGTGGAATGCGGAACCCGCCCCACGCTAGCCCGCCATTTGTTTCGCTGCCGAACCGCCCCTGACAGGTTGTAAGCGCGCCATCACACCCAGCGACAGCCGTCACGGTATCACCTACGGCGATGCCTAAATCGGAGCGAGTACGAACTGTTCCCGAACTCGGCAAATATTCGTCAATCGTATCGCTACGCCCATCGGCGGTTATCAAGTGTCCGTTGACAAAATAGTCTGCTGGCCCCCCTGCCCATATTGGCGCCGTCACTTGACGCCCAGACACTGCTGTCACTATGCCCGTAAAAGTGTGGTTTGCGAGATTGACCGGACACCATGGGTGTCCCAGCGTCCACTGGCACGAACCGCCAAACTGCTGTGGTGCAAGCAGCCCGTCAACGCGATTTATCCCCGCGTCACACAACAGACGCGCCTCAACGCCCTGAAAGGATACGCCTATCACTGAGCCGACCCAAAAAGTCTGGACGGCACTCCAATCGCTCATGTGAAACTGGCGAATTCTAACTCGTAGCCGTGGTCTGGCTTGACGCGCGATTGTCACTACCGGCAAGTCTTGGCGGCACAGAATCGTCAGCCGCTGGTCTGTCTGGTTAGGCTTGAGTTCCAACGGCTCAACCGAAATCACTTCCGGTGTGTACGGGTGACCAGCAACCGTCACGGTCGCCCAAGTGGACGTGTAACGGTAATAGGTCGTGTGCGCGAGAAACTCAAACGCCAGCGCCGGACGCCCAGTAGCTTGCCCAGTGTCGAGATTATCCCAGCTCATTAAGACTCCACAGGTGGATCGTCACCACCGCCACCGTCAGTGTCGTCTACAATACAATTGTCAGCACGTGACGCAGCCGTGCCGCAACCTGCACCAGCGTAGTCGTTTCCCAGCGAAAGCGGAAGGTGTCAGTATCAAACCGCACCGGCAGCAGCCACGTAATCCGGTCTATCTCTCCGATTGCCACTGCCACCCCAAGCGGCGAGTCAAGCGTCACGCTGATAGCCGTTTGTGCGGTGACGTTGCGTCGGAAAAGTGTACCGTCTTTTAGCCGGATTGTCAGAGCGGAACGACACGGCGGCACAGCACCGGTAGCTGCGTTATCAACGAAAATCACCGTGTCCCACGGGCTGATTGGCGCGGTCAAACGCAGGTCACGCGCCCAGGTATCCCACCAAAACCAGCCCCAACGTCCGCGTTGCAGGTGCAGGAAATCGAGAAACTTGCCGAAGGATTCGCGCGTAGAAAAAATCCACTGGAAATCGTACGCCACGACGGATTGCAACCACGCCGGGTAAGCCGTGGTTAGCCCCGCCTCGTAAGACAGCGTTTCTACGCGGCGTGACCATTCCAAACTCCGGTCTTTTTCGTCACTCTTGTGCTCTAAGACGATGCGCCCGGAGTAAGTTGGATATTCATTGTCAATCAATCGCCCGAGCAAAACGTTTGCGTCAAGGAAGGCGTTGACGCGCGGCTCTTCGAGATCAACCGTGTAAACACGCCCGTCAACGTCAGGCAGCAACCGCGCCGTAACGAGAGGCGCAACGCGCCCCTGTAAGGCGCTTGGCGTCGGAGTTGTCCAGCTTATTGAAGTCGGCGACTCCACGAGATTATCGCAAACGTGCCACGTCTGCTCGTCCTGCCAGATAATCGCTTCACCGCCGTCGTAGTACTGGCGTCCCGGCGTATTGACTGGGCAACTCGTAGCTCCAGCGCTGACCGATACCGGACTAGCGTCCTGCCAGACCGGAATGCGCACCTGCTTGCCTAGCAGGTCAAGCAACCGCCGGTGGATGCGGTTACGACGCGCTGGCGTGCGTGTTAAAAGAGGGTACTGTATTTGACGCTGTGGCGCATCACGGATGCAACGCCGGATTTCACGCCCGTCCCACGCGGCTTGGACTTCGGTGCGATAGCTCCAGATTTCGTCAATCCCGTTTGCCCAGTTCGGCTCGAACGGAAAAACCGGCGCGGTCATTTCATTCCTTTACCCAAACGACCTCAGTACGTGGGACTTTTGCTAATGCGTTTCCATTCCCTTGTAGTCCGCTCCCCCGTACTCGCCCGGCAGCATGGCAGGCGGTGCGAAACTTATGCACCTTCCAACCAGCTTGCGCAAATGGTGAATACAAAGGATGTTCATACCCTGAGACCACTGCCTTACCTTTGATACCAAGTAATACTTCCACAAGTTCTCTGTGCTTCTCGTCGGTCATTTCATATTCGTAGACATTTAGTCTTTTGCGTGTTTCACTGATATAAGGAGGGTCAACGTAGAAAAGCGTATCAGGCGAGTCCCAGTAACGAATAACCTCCAGCGCGTCGCGGCAGTCAATTTGCACCGTCATTAGCCGCCAGCGCCAAGCGTCAAGCATTGAGAGGCGCATGAGCCAACTATTGCAAACATCGGCACAGCCTTGATTGGAAATAAACACTCTGCCCCAATTCCCGCTGGTTTTTGCTGTCCCTCCCACGCCCATATTTTGCCTGACCAAAAACGCCCATGCTCTGTCCACCGGCGTTAGGTCTTTCTGTTCACGCATTTCAAGCGCCCGTATAAACTCGGCTCGCGCATAAGGCGTGTACATCAACCTAAAACGCAGCTCTTCATGCGTTTCTTTGTTTTGCAAAACACGAAAAACGTTTATTACGTCCCCGTTCAGGTCATTCAATACCTCAACTGGCGAGGGTTCCTTAGCAAAAAACAATGATGCCGCCCCACAAAACGGTTCGACATACACCTGATGCGGAGGAAGCAATGGCAAAAGCTTAGCGATCATTTTGGATTTGCCGCCGAAGTACTGAAACGGCGCGCGTAGTCTTTCGCTCGCACTCGTGCCGTTTTCATACTCGCTCATGCCGTTTTCGTGCACGCTCATACCGTTCTCAGTATTTGCGCAATCCGTCCGCGATTGGCACGGATATGATTGATGACAATCCGCTCGCCTGCCGCGCCCATCAAGTGATCATCAAAGCTGCCAGCGTCCACGCGGTTTATAATGGTCACAGGTTGCGTCGCTGTCGTCGGCATAGCCGCCAGCGCGTCATTTGGGATAATCGTACCAGAAACGCGCGGTACGAATAACTCCGGGCCTTTCTCTCCGACGATATATGGCGCGTTTGCCCTAACCGAACCGCCCATCGCCTTGCCTGGCACTCCCGGCAACACGCCGCCAAGCCCGATTTTGCCAAAAATCCCGCCCAAAGCGCCTTGCAGAAGCTTCAAGACAAGCATCTGTGCGATAATTCGCGCGATCGACTGCACGACTGACAAAGCGAACTGTTTGAAGGCTTCCTTGGCGTTATTTGCATTCCGAATCAGCCCAGTAAATAAAGTCTCAAGTGACGCGGCAAGATCAAGCCGGATTTGCGCACCGGCGTCGCGCGAGACTACTTTGACGGATTCTATCGCCTCAATCGCGTCACGCACAGCGTCAACATTTTCCTGAGTAGGCAACGCCTGCGCCGCTTCACGTGCTTTTTGCGCTAGCACGTCAAGTAAAGCTTTCCGCCGTTCATATACTGCATTGACGGCTTTTTGTATTTCGGCCTCTGTGTAGCCCGCCAGCCGCATCTGTTCAACGAGTTGCGTCTGCTCCCGCTTGATCTCTGTAATCGCGCGTTGCAGTTCAGCAATTGCTTGGTCAACGGCGATCTGTTCTAGCCGTTTAGCACGCAACTCTTCAGCAAGCCTTAACTGTTCACGTTCGCTGTCTGTCAGAGTTACGAGAATAGCCTCGCGGTCTGAGTTGGCTTGCGTCAACTCGCTTCTAATCCGCCGAAGCGTCTCAAGGTACTCCTGCTCTACCCGCAAACGCTCAACGGCAAACCTATCGCTACTAGCGGCAATCAAAGCGGCTTGCAGGTCTTCAATAGCCGCCTGTTCACGCCGATAAGATTCTTCATTTTCCCGCGCGACTCGTAGCCGCGCCGTTTCACGCTCGGCTTCAATCTCCGCTAGCCGCGTGGTTAACTCGATAATCCGCGCTTGTGCCTGTGCTTCCTCATCTAGCAAGCGTTTTATTTCGCGGTCGCGTGCTTTAGCGTCTTTGATTTTTGCCGCCGCTTCACGGTCAACAATCGCCTGCTGGAGCTTTGCGAATTCGCGCGCGCGTTCTTCTTCTGCCCGGCGTCTTTCGTTTTCCGCTTGAGCCTCCTGTAACTTGGCGAGCTCTCGATAGTACTGCTCTGCTGAAATCCGCCGTCGTTCAAAGTTGTCCCGAAGCGCTGCAGTCGCGGCTTCAATTCGCGCGCGCTCCAGTCGATAGTTCCGCTCAGCCTCAACCGCGATCAGACGTTCAATCCGAGCCGCCTCTGCACGTCGGGTCTCGATTTGCTTCAGTACTGGGTCTTCTTCTTGACGCCCGCCGCCTTTGCCGCTGTCAGGCTTTGGTGCTCTCGGCGTGCCAAAAACGCCAGACAGGTCAGGTTTTTGTTCCGTCTTGGTTTCAGCACTTGGCTTCTGTCCACCAAGCTGTGCCTGTTGTGCGCTTGTGGCGCTGCGTAACGCGCTGGCGATTGCCTGAGCCGAAACAGCTACTCGGGCAAAAACCGACGCCAAAACCCCCACAGAAGCAGTTACGCCGGAAATCGCCGTGGCAATTCGCCCTACGAACTCCAGCACGTCGGCAACCACGTTCAGAACGCCTTGAAAAGCACGACGCGCGGTGTCAATCAGGAAAAACCAACCTCGTATCGTTGCAGCTACCGCCGACGCCAGCCCGGCAACGATTTCAATCACAACACGCACGCCTTGCAGAGTATCAATGACAGCTTGCGCTCCTGAGCGTGCATCACGAAAAGTTAGCCCTTCCAATATCGCGCGCCCAATATCAACGATCGCGTCAAGAATCTTCTCAAACTCTCGTCCTATTTGCTGCACTAGCGCTGGGTTACGCTCCAAAAACTGCCCCAGTTGGTTGACCTTGGCTAAGACGTAATTCAGCGCGTTCAGTACGGAGCGCGATAACGCCGCGCCGATCTCGTCAGCCACGCGCGCGATCTGTTCAAACGCCGGGGAGAGTTTAACGCTTTCAGCGACGCCGGTCTGAAGATTGCGTGTTACAGAAACAACGCCGTCCTGTACTTGCGCTAACGCCTGCTTTAGCCCATCAAAAAGCCGTCCGCTGCCAGCCGTAGCAAACAGCGTTACCGCTTCCTTGGCGTTGCCTAGCAACCCGTCAAACGACTTTGCTGCAAGTTGTCCTCCAACGGTAACCGCTTGTAGCTTCTCTTGAATAAAGGCGAAGGCTTGCGCAACGTCGGTCTTCAAAAGCTGCTGTAGCTTTTTCCGGTCTTCCTCTGTGTTGAAAAGCGACAGCCCGACACGCGCATTGCGATCAATCTGTCCCGTCAGGATTGCGCGGATTTCCTGCGGGAGCTGATAGCCAGGCATCCCCAACGCCGCGCCAAGTTGCCCAATCTGGAGCGTCAATTGCCGAATCTGATCGGGATTGAACCCGGCGGAAATTCCAGTGCCTAATCCCTCCTGAAAGGCTCTAGAAAGGTCTTCAAATGACACGCTGGTGTCAATCGCCGCTAACTTGAGCTTCTGGAGTTGATCAGCACCAATAGCCCCGGCAAGCCGGAACGCTTCGCCAACGTCTGCTACGGACTTACGCGCCAGCAGGTTATTCGCAATCAGCGTGCGGATCGAAAGTTCTGTATTTTCCAGTGTCCGGGCAAAGCGTAACCCTTCGCCGTAAAACGCCGCAAAGCCGGAACCGACAGTCTGAAGCGCCCCGGACAACGCGCCAAGAGACTGCGTTACAAGCGAAACCGCTGCGTTGACGGTCTGGAGCGCGTTGGAAAGCCCTTGAATCCCAGAGAGATTGTCGAGGCGAATTGAACCAAGCGCTTGTGCCGTCTGGCGAAGCGAACGGAGCGACGCTTCTACAGACGCGACAGCGCTTTTAGCCGTCTGCTCACCCGTAGTCTTCAGTGCGATGAGGAATTGCAAACGGTCGGTCGCCAAGGTATTCTCTCCTTACTCACCCGTCAGGTAGCGCGGCTCCGGCTTCCTCAGCCGTCTCCAGTCCCACCAGTAGCCGCGCTACCCTCTCTTAACCAGCGTTGCGCTGGCTTACTGCCAAGTGCAGCCGCCGCGCCAATCTGTACGGCTAACGCAGCGTCACGTAATTCCTGCAATCGCAAAAGTGCAAGCTCTGCGTAGTACCGTTGCGCTTGCTGCAAGGTTAGATTGCCTACTTCTTCGTAAGTGAAGCCGCTACGCACTAGCGTGACGACAAGCCGGTCGAGCGTTATTCGCTCTTTAGCGCTGGCGTTGTCGGGAAAAAACCAGCTTCACCCCCGTTGTTCAGTTCGGCAATCAGCGGCGCAAGCCTGGCGGCTTCCACCAGCGTTACGTCGGGAAATTCACGCTCGAACTCTTCGGGCGTCATCCATAACGCACCCGCCAGCAGGATATAGAGCTGCGACGGGTCGTCTTCGAGTGCAGCTTGGACCCGCAGCACGCGCGTGGCGTCTTTGAGACGCACGGGACGCAGCGTCACCGTGCGTCCGCATAAAGTTGCCGTTTTGGTCGGAACGTCCATTACTCAACCTCAAGGATATTAAAGTACTCGCCGAAGTTCGTGTAGTTCGTTCCGGTGCTGTAGTTTGGATCACGCAACACCGCACCTCTCAACGTGAACATCGTCGGGTCGTCATTGAGCAACATCAAGTTTTCGGTTGCGTTGAATGCAAACCGGTAAATCGTCACGTTGACGCGCCTCGATTGCGCCGCGACGTTGATGCCGTCAATTTCTAGCCACAGCTCCGGCGGAGCGGTGTCGTTGAGTGCAGGGATACGAGTTTGCGCGGCGTAATTGTAGGTGACATCTGGAGTACCGCTAACATTCGTCAGGAAGCGAATTCTCCCCGCCTTGGCATCCTCCAGCACGTAATTTGTGCCAGAAGTTAGTCCGG